CTACCCTCTCAATGTTGTTTCTAATCAATGCTAATTTATTAAGTTTAGGCTTTGGCAAAAGTATTAATTCTGCCATTTCGTTTTCTGTTTTTGTTTTAGGAATGTAAACATAGCCGCAAAATTTACAAATTACTGAACGAATAGGAATAAGTGCTTCACATTGTTTGCAGGACTTCATTAGTTCTGCCTTTTTCTTTTCGCTTACTTTCTTTTCCAAACTCCAGTATCTATGTGCTTCCCAATATCCGTGTCTTGAAACATTGTTTCCAAAGTCAAGGATAGTAAACTTATTTTTCATTGGTGTTACTCTGCTGCCTCTTCCACACATCTGCAAAAATAATGGTAGTGATGTTGTTGCTCTATAAAGTATAACTACTTCGATGTCTGGTTGGTCATATCCAGCGTTAAGAATTCCGCAATTGCAAATTACTGCGTTAGGTGTGTTTGCAAACCAACTTAGGATTTGAACACGCTCAGCATCTGGAGTGCTCCCATCAATGTGCATTGCCTTAATACCGTTATTATTAAACTCATTGCAAACTTGCTTTGATGAATTAACATTTGATGCAAATAAAATAGCTTTTTTATCTGGTGTTAACCTTTTGTAATTTGCAACAACACCCTCATAAGTTTTGTTTTCTTCATAATATTTTTCCGTGTCATAGTCATCACCTTTGCGCTTTAGTTTTTTTAAGTCAATCTCAACTCCATAAGTTATTGAATCTGATAAATGGCCCTCACAAATTAAATCTGGAGTGTCAATAGTTTGAATCATATCCGTATAAAAATCGGATAGGGAGTTTTGTTTTCCTTTTCTAAATGGTGTGGCAGTTGCACCAATTACATAGCAAGATTGTGAGAAGTGTGGAAGGAGTTTAGTGAAACTCTCAAGGTGTGCCTCATCAATTATTATTAAGCTACGGGATTTAAGAAATAGTAGGTAGTCATCTAATCTACGGTTAAATGTTTCTACCATTGAAACGTGCAAATCTTTACTGAGGTCGGGTGCGCTATTAGCAGTTATTAATTCGGGCTTTAAACCAAAGTTACCAAAAGTTTTAGAAGATTGCTTAAGTAATTCCGTTCGATGGGTAAATATCAGCACCCTGCCACCTTTATCAATTGCATTTTTTACCATGTAGGTAAACATCACAGTTTTGCCGCTGCCTGTTGGAGCGCAAAGAATAACTCTTTTATTGCCTTTAACAAACGATTGCCTAATATTTGCAATAATAGTTTTTTGATAATCTCTTAATTCTATCATGCGAACTTTGGCCCCTCCTGCGCCTTTAAATCTTCCCACATTTGCCCCTCATTCTCAACTGTAAACCATCGACCTATTGGAGGTGTATTGCCCTCTTTATATTTATAGTCATAAAATTTACAATATTCCTCCAGCCATTGCTTAAATCGTTTTTGGCTTAACCACTTTTTAAAGTCGGCATATTCTTCTAAAAATTCATTGTATTTGTCACGCTTTGAAAGTCTATCGTTAAAGGCAAAAACTTCATGCGATTTAGTCCATTCGTAAAATTCAAACGAAGTATTTTTAATAAATTTGCGCGTGTGAATGTTTCCAAATTCAGCAGAAACCAAACCTTTGTTTAGGTAAAATTGAGCGCATTGTATCATGTAGTTATCAAAGCGACCCCATTCAACATCGCTCCATTCATCAAACAGTAACTTTCCAAACTTCATTAATGGTGTGTTACCAGCGTTGAAATAATCAGATAGTTCAACTTCAAACTTTCTGCGCTCAAATGAGCCTCCAACACCTCCAACAGTGTAATTAGTTGTAATTATAATCTTCGGGCTTTTCTGCACTGGTAGTTTAATAGCATCCTGACCTTTGTACTCAATTGTTATTCCCTCAGTAATTAAAGAGAATAAACGCTCAAAATCAAAGTTCTTTTTAACGTCATCAAACACTAATAATTGACAATCGGTACTTACAGTCTGGTAAGGGAACGATTTATTAAAGTCAAATGTTTTACCGTCAATGCTGCTTACTTTTTTCAGGTGTGAAAGCGCATTGCAAAATAAACCTTTACCACTTCCTCCATTTGGGTTTTCACTTATTACACTATCATTTAATATTACTGCTTTATTGTTTGCAGATGTCTTAAAAGAGTGCATAAGGTAGCCTATTACTGATTTAAAAGTGTTGTATTTTTGTCGGTTTTCGCCTGCAATGTACCAAACAAAGCTGCGATATTCCGCTTGATGATGGTCGGCTAAATTGAAATCCCTATCAATTATTTGATTTTTCCAAACATAACCATCAACATCAAGATAATCAATCGGTGTAACGGTGTCCTTTGTAATCCTTACAACGCAATTTTTGTAGTAAATAAATATTTCATCCTGAGTGTCCTCTTTAATTTTAATGTTTGCGCTCGATAGCAGCCCTAAGAAATCAATGTTAAAAGCCTTAGTGCTTGATGCCATTGAATCATAAGGCATGTATCCAATATCTTTGCGTTCCATTAAATTATTCAGCACGTAATCCTTTATTCTTTTCTCATTCGTTTCTTCAACTTGGTTTTGATCTATCTGAATAAAAGTAAATGTTTTGCTTTCGGTTGGAAAGAATTTAGAAAAGTTGTTATTTTCTAACCAAAATTTATATTTATGTGGGCTTAGTTTAAATTTGCCTTTGTCATCGAATGACCAATAATCTTCAACATCAATAGTTTCGCGTATTGTTTCAGCCGCTTGCTCAATCTTTTTTTCATCTACATCGGGCATTAACTTTGAAATATCCTTTGCAGTTTTACCCTGCCTAACTTGCTTTTCAATTTTAAACTTTATGGCATTGTCTTCAAAGAATCTGGTGCCATGTACCTCAGTTTTTTTGTAGGCCGATTTGCATAAGGTTTCAATTTCATTTTCGGTAAAATCACTTTCTTGAAATTCCCTTAAAACATTCATTGCCTCATGCTTGCTTATACCAAAGCAATTTAGGGCCATAGCAAGTTTAAAAAGGTTTGTATTTCGGCTGCCTTTGGTGTTTCCATACTTTTTATTCCACCAAGTTAAAAGGTTTGAAATAATACGGTTATCACTTTTTATTGAGAATATCGGGGTTGGTGTTCCGATGTCGGTATATTCTGGCTCTTCAACTTCATTATAGATTAATGCCTTTGGATTGATGTAAATGTTAGGATCATAACTTTCATAACACAATCTTGAAATGTTACTGCTACTCACATCAAAATAATCAGAATCAAAATAAGTTTTAAGTGAATCAAAATAACCTTTGTAGTTGGCAGCCCCATCTAAAGGTATCTTAATAATCAATTTAAAGCCATTACCACGTGGGGAAATAAACATTGCGAACACATACTCATTATCCCTTAAAGAATCCATCAATGCAATCATTTCGGCATTGTCTTTAAACTTATCAAAGTCTAATGGCATCAATCCGCTAAATTGTTTTATGCCTTTATCGTTTCGTTCTTTAAAAACGCCTTGAAAATTGATTGCAGGAAGTTGTTTCTTTAACTCTTGTTGTTTTTCTCCATCAGGTTCGGCTTGTATTTTTTCTATAAGTGCTTTTGACTTACCAGAGCGAATGCGCTCAAACACATAATTAACGTCACGTTGGAAGCCATTTGTGACTTCCTTTAAAGATTTGTAAATTGTTACTGTCATAATATAAAAACAAAACCACCACAAACGAGGGATACAGCCGCGTAAGTAGGTGGTTTGTTGTTGGCATTGCTGCCAATATTATTATTTAGAATCTGTATCATTCTAATTGGATTTATAATTAGGTTGCAAATATATTAAAAGTTATTTAATAATGCAAATGTTCTACCAATAGGAGGTGTATTATTTAATTTAATATAATATCCCTTTTCTTTTGCAAACTTAGCTAATTCCATTTTTACCCTTTTAGGTGTTATATCTGGGATTATTTCGCTTACCATTGGCAAAAATTCTTTATTCAAATAATGTTTGTTTACCTCTAAGGTTTCAAATATTTGATGTAATTTTTGCAAATCTTTAATTGAAAAATTAATTAACACCTGCCCATATTCGGGTGTGGGTATTTCTTGAATAGATTTTGCAATTTTTAAAGATGTGGCTTCATACCATTCTTTTGAAAACAGGTTTAATGTTTGTTCCTGCAACACTTTTTTAATTTTTAAACAGTTCATAATATTATATTTTTAATTATTTTACAAATATAACACATTTATACGTATTGAAGTGGTGTGTATATTTTATTTATAAACATTGATATTAACACTTTTAAGAATGTGTTAAACCTTTAAAAAAACACATTGAAAGCTAAAATTTTTAGAAATAATAAAAAACAATAAAATTGCATTTTTGTAATTTATATAAAGAAATAATGGTTTCAATGTGGATAACTGTTTTTTGTAGGCACAATAAAGCCCGCAGCTATTTTATAAACTGCGGGCAATTGTTTTAGATCTGTTTTTTTACTTTATCTGCAAATTACGATGTGTTTCTATTCTGCATCCAGCAACCTCAACACCATCCTTAATGGCTGCCTTAATTGCTGCTTTATCGGCTTGTTCGGTTACCTTAACCACCTTGTAAGGTGATGGCAGCAAGTTGACATCATCCACCTCAACCGATTCCGACTTCCTAAAATTAATCTTTACCAAAGGTGTTTTAATTTCCTCAATTTGGAATGTATCCATAGCGTGTTTGATGCGATCCTTTAGATATTCGGAGGCTTTCTCACGTTGTTTTTTAGCAGCCTGCAACCTCTTAATTTCAGCATCAATAATATCAACATCAGCATCCATTTGCTTGATGACAAAAGAATAGGCAACTGATTTGTTTTGCAGTTGTTCTTCTGTGATTGCTAACTGTTCCTCAAGAGAGGGGGTTAACTCACCCCCATTCTCTATAAGTTCCTCTGCTAATTGGTTATAGCTTTGCTCAATCTGATAAATTGTTAATTTCATGTTCTTAGTTGTTAGCCTCGTTAGTAACTGTTTCTGCTGGTGTTAGTTTAGTTTTCATATCATCTTTAGCAGCTAATACACGTAGGTCAGTTTTTTGATTAAGCGTTAACTTCTTCCACACCGCTTTGATTTCATCAAGTGATACACAAACTTGAATGTCATTAATAATCTCATCAATAGTGGTGTCAATAACAACGTGTGTTGCTTCCTCAGTTGTTACAGATGGCATTTCTTCGGGAACGTAAACGGGGCCACTAAAAACATCAGGGCAATACCATTTAACACCATTACTGATAGCCCTTGCAAATAGCATATTCTTTGGGAACTTATCAATGTTCTTGGTAAGTGCTTTCTTTGCATCTTCAATAGTGAATGTGCTATTGCCAATCTTTGTGTTACCTTGATAGAAATCAATTGAGCAAACCTTTTCAGATGCCTCAATTACTTTGTAGTCATACTTGCCGCTGCCTTTAACACGCGAAGCAATAAGACCAGCGCCAATGGTCGGCTTACCTTGTATAATGTGGATGCCAGTCATTGCAGCGAATGGAGGGATGCCGATTTCTTGCCCTGCTTGGATTTTAACTATTGCTTGTGCTGCACTTTTTGTGTCTGCAAACATTCCACTTTCTGCGAATGCCTTTGCCATGTTCATCAATTCATTGATTGGCAGTTGTTGTACTGTTGAAACTTGTGTGTTCATTGTTGTTTGTTTTTAGGGGTTAATATTAAAATTCATCATCATATTTCTTATTCGGGTCAAAACCTTGTGTCGGTGCTGCTGGCTCACTAAATGGATTAGCATCTATCTTCCAACAAGCAATGGTGTTAAACACCTTTACTTCTCCTTGCGGTGATGTCCACTCACGACCACGAATGTTAATGTATGCCTCAATGTCTTGCCCTACTTTGAGGTCATCTGCAAGTGAGCATGCTTTCTGTTGCAGTTCGATTGATACGATTTGCGGATACTGGTCTGTTGTGGTTAAGATTAGTTCCCTTTTTGAGAACTTACCGTCACTTACTGTTTGCGTTGCGCCTATGCGCTTAATTGTTCCTTTGATTGTCATTGTGTTTTATTTATTAATTAGTGATTGAAATTCTCTTAAACTTTTCATTCCGCAGGTTCTTATCCTGCGCATTTTATAATCTGTCAATTGTGCAACGTAAACATAACCGCAATCCATAGCAATTTGTAATACGTTTTTTAATCGCTTGCTCATATCATTCATTTCTTTAAACTCTGCAATAGTTGTGGTTTCAAAATTAGCCACCTCTGAGTTTACTTGCGCTCGGTATGCCTTGCATACTTCTAGCGCCTCATTATATTGTTGTGCAGTTACCATATTAATTATGATTAGAATTATTATGTATTGTATCTACTTTCGGCACGTGCAAGAATTGTGAAAGTACTATTGAAAGAAAAGCATTGTTAGGAATAAAGTCCTTACCGGCTAAATCCATTTCGTTAAATCCTGCAGAAATAAGCGCATCGCATTTTTTTAACAAATCGGCTGCATCATCTTGATAAAATGCGGCTGATATTCTGCCATCGTCCCAGAAGTAAAATGTTTGCGAATCCGATTCGTGTTCGATACGTTGATTCTGTTGTTTGTTTTCCCACGTAGTGAGGGTGGTAATTGTTTTTGTGATGTAAATTGAGTTCATTGTTGTTTAGTTTTTATTGGGTTTATAATTGGGGGTGTTTAGCCCCCGTTTGGTTTTATTTTTTAGGCTTCATTGAGCATTGAAATATAATTTTTAACTGCTTTTTCAAAAACTTCTGATTTCATATACTCAATTAATTCGTTTGCGTTTGTATGTCCTTTTTCAATTGCATCCATAATTACCATTTGAATTGCAGTTTGTGTTTTTGTTTCGTTGCTTAAATTTTTCATGTTGTTTAGTTTTTAGTTGTTGTTATTATTTGATGATGCAAATGTACACCTAATTTTCATACCTACAAATTTATTTCACGTTTATATTACTATTTTAACAAAATTTAACACAATGTTTCCAAATTTGGAAATGATGTGGCTTCCATTTAGTGACCCGATCGGTTAACAGATTCTTTACTGACATTGGTGTGCAGTCGAATTTCTCTGCTATTTGGCTAAATGAACCTTTGTGGAAACCCGGGCGGTTAAGTTCCTTTAATCGTTCAAATTGGGTGTGTAGTTGTGCGGTTGTTGGTTTTTTCATGTTAGAATAGTGTTGGGTTTAATTTTGATAATTCTGTTTTAGCAAATCCAAGTTCTTTTATTTCTTGTATTGTTGTTTTTTCTTCATCAATCCATTTTTTAGCTGCATTGTAAAAATCTTTTTTTATTTCAAATCCGTATGCTTTACGCCCACACCTTTCAGCAGCAACTAATGTTGAACCACTACCAGCGCAAGGGTCAATAACTACATCGCCTTTGTCAGTAAATATTTCAATTAATGTTTTCAATAATTCAACTGGCTTTTGTGTTGGGTGGATTTTTTCGCTTACATTGTCACGTGGCCAATCCATGCAATTAAATATCATTTTTCCATTATTTCTAAATTTTGGCAATTTGTCGCGGTATAAAACTAAAGCATATTCGCAGTTGCCAACAACTTTCATATTTGCTTTTAAAACTTGCGCACTAAAATTTTTGCGAAATACCAAATTAATATAATTATTTAAACCGTATCTCTTAGCCAACTCAATCAAATACATTTGTTGGTCAAATGCGCAAAAAACAATCATACAAGGCGCATCTCCTTTTTGCCTTGCTTCTCCTTCAACTTTTTTTGTTTTAGTTTCTGCCTTTAACATTGTGCTACAAAAGTGCATAAACTCTGCTGGCCTAAAATCATCATCGGTATCGAAAAAACTTTTACCAGCTAATGCACTTTCTCCATTTGCATTGTTTCCATCTTTATACCATGACGGATTTGAAGCGTATGCATTATTGCCTAAATTATAGGGTATATCTGCTATAATTAATTGCGCTTTAGGTATCGCATAACCTTTGTAATTTTGAAAATGGTCTCTGTATATCATGTTTAGTTAGTTAGTTAGTTTTAATTTATACCTCACTCATTATTATTACTTCATTTATACCTTGTTTCCTCGCCACCTTATAAGCAGCATGTAGTTTAGCCCTAATCTTATCCCTATAAAGTTGCGCATCTATCCACACGCGAAATTCTTGCGTCCATTCCTGCTCGACTATTTTTGGTTTGTACTTTAGCAGCTCCACAACTGTCGCTAATATTTGCACAACTTCAAACTTTTTAACATGGTATAACATTGCGATTTCGGCTTGTGTTAATCCTGCATTGTGTTTGAGCCACATCTCCCAATGTCGTGGGTCAATTACATCGGGCCTAATAACATTAACGTAGGCATCACTAATATAGCGTGCTATCTTTCTGTTGCGTGTTTTAATTGATACCTTTGGCATTGCGTATATTATATTGCATTAATACTAAAGCAGAGTGTATGGCATCTGCATTGCCACCTTTTTGGGTTAATACTGCGCCACCTTTTGGTTTGTACGCATCGGGGTTAGGTCGGTAACCGAAGAGTAAGCGTTGGATTAGTTGTTTCATTTTGTTAGATTTTAAGATTAAATTGTTTGGCAAGTTTTTATTTTTTCTTTTATAACATCTTCATAATCTTTTCTAAATATCTCTATGCTTTTTAATAATGTATTAGCAAATAACTCTAAATCTTCAAATCTAACTTCAAACATAAATCCGTTATCTTTATCTTTACCGTACTCAAGCCATAAAGAATATACGCGAGTACCTTCATCATCAGCCCAACTATTTTCATCTTTAAAAATGTAAATGCCAGAATCTCTTTGAATATCTGATTTTATTTCATTGGACAATCTATTGTCATCAAATGCTGCGTTTAATAATTCTAATTTTAGTTTCATTTGTTTAGTTGTTTAATTGTTAGTTTTAAAAGTTTCGGCAAACATACAATTAAATTTTAATATAAAAAATATTTGCACGTAATTATTTTTTTATATCTTTGCCGAAAATAAATAACTAATAATATGAAAACTGAATTAACTTTGCACTGGGAATATGAATATCCCGATTTAGAAAACGGTATTAAAGGCGGTTGGGTGCTTACTGACATTACTAACGGTAAGCAACAAGTACATTTAAGCCCGAAACTTGAACAACTATTAAATGAAGAATTAGATCCAAACAATTTATAAACTATGAAAACAAAACTATCTTTAATCTTATGGGCATTATCAGCCCTTTTTATGTCCTTTTGGGCAGTCAAATTCGCAATGACTGGCGCAGAAAATGGAAACTCTGACCCTTTAATCTTTACCCTTTCCTTTTGTGCTTCCCTTACAAGTGCGGTTTGCGGTGCTGGGTTTATGCAACAATGGATGAAAAAATGAAGTTGCTCTGGAAACCGACAAAGCTAACCTGTGACATTGTCATCCCGGACCTTGATAAGTCACATGGTGTGCAAAAGGTTTGCGGCTTTTCAAGAGGCTGGCATCATTGGAATAGCATCCGTTTAGGCATACGCAAAGAAGACACCTACATTGTGCTATATTTCTATGCTTACATTGATGGCAAGCGCATCATCCAGCGTTTAGGAAGATTCGAGATTGGCGAAATAGTATCAGTTGACTTGCAATGGGGCTACTACATTGAATGCAGAGCGAATGACAAATACGCATTTAGAATAGCACCCAAGCGTTCTTTTCCAATTGGTTACAGATTGTATCCCTATGCCGAGAAAGATGGTGTGAGGGGTCTTGAAGTGCCGATTGAGATTGAGATAAGTAATTTGAGGATTGATTAACGTTGTTAGCACCAGTACGGATTATTATGGAAGATTTTAGATTTACAACAAAAGAACCACTTGCAACAAATGCAGACACAATGGATTGGTTTTCAAATGAACATTTTTACGAAGTGTTTGATGAAGACGCTATTTTCATAGAATACGATGGGAGTTATGCAGAAGTGCTTGATGGTAAAGGACAAAAATGGGGATTACACGCAAGTGGTGACGGTGATTTTATTAGTCACAGAATTAGATTTGAAGCACTATCGTAGTATTGGGGCTAACGAATGGTGCTATGAGCAGTAGCGGATTACGAGTGATAAACTTTCAAAATAGAACAAATGATGATACGAGATACAAAACTTCAAATAACCAGCGAACCCGCTATTGCTTATAGCACGTGTTATCGGCTGCCTTTTCTTTCTCTTTTCCACGCTGATTGTATGGAAATTATGAAGCAATACCCTGATAAATACTTTGATTTGGCAATAGTTGACCCACCTTATGGTATAAATGCAGGTAAGATGACAATGGGTAGTGGAAAACATAAATTTACTAAAGGCAAAGAATGGGATAGCGGAATACCAACAGCGGAATATTTTAAGCAACTATTTAGAGTTTCTAAAAATCAAATTATTTGGGGAGGCAATTACTTTACAGAACATTTAAACCCAAGCCCACATTGGTTAATTTGGGATAAAAAAAACCCCAATTTATCATTTGCTGAAGGTGAAATGGCTTGGGTATATAAAGGCAAAAACTTGAGAATATTTGGCAAGTATTCTGCACTTGTTGAAAATGGAGGCAAAATACACCCAACACAAAAACCAACTGATTTATATGATTGGGTTGTGAGAAATTACTCTGAAAATGGATTTAAAATACTTGACACCCATTTCGGTAGCGGCTCGATAGCTTTGGCAGTAGATAAAGCAAATCGATTAGATAAAATGAATTTACACTTAACAGCGTGTGAAATCGACAAAGAATATATTGAAAAGGCAATCAAACGAATTTCAGAAAGTATCAAACAAGGTACGCTGTCTTTTTAAGGTTGCCGATAACTACCTTATACACGCTACACAATAACGCTTATACAACAAAAAAACAAATAATGCGCTACTTATTAATATTAATTATGATGCTATTCAATAGCTGCCATACCACCGAATATAAACAATTTAAAAAGACTACAAGATGCCCACAAAACAGATAACCGCCGTTGACTGGCTTGCCAATGAGTTAGACATTCCTAAAGAGTTGCTCAAACAAGCCAAAGAAATCGAAAAGCAAAACATAATCAATGGCTACCACGTAGGCTATTCAAGGGCTATAATGCCGAAAGAATATAATGCTCAAGAGTATTATGAACAAAATTTTAATAAAGAAATATGAAACCAAAAGATGAAACACAACCATTCGAAAGTAGGCTATTAGAAGACCTACACCCTACCCTTGCACACGCATACAAGAAAGCAGAAGCGCAATTCAATGCCATCCACAACGATGTTCACGTTATTATCGTTTGCACGTATAGAAACAACGCAATGCAGGAAGCGTATTTTCGTAAAAGACCGAAAGTTACCAATGCTCGTGCCGGTCAGTCAGCCCATAATTACTATCCATCAAGAGCCTTTGACATTGCATTTGTTAAAGTCGGTAAGCGTGAACTTGACTATGCGCCAAAGCATTTTAAAGAGTTTTGGGAGTTGCTGCAAGTGGCATCGAATAAGCTAACTTGGGGCGGTAACTTTAAATCGTTCAAAGACCTACCGCACGTAGAATTAACCAATTGGAAAATGACAATCGTATGACAAGAGGCACACGCTACACAAATGGCAAAGAGGTTATAACCTTTGTTAAGATTGATTTTATAGTAATCGGTGGTCGAAAGATTGACCACGTTTACTTTAAGCGCAAGGATAAAAATGATTTGATAATGCCCTTGTTGGAGTGGAATATTAAGGGTAAATTTGAATGGTTAATAATTAATTGATATGATGCAAGAAGAATTAAAATCCGCTTTTCGTTATAGATTTAAAATAACCAGTAAACAAAACAATTCTACTTTAGGCACAGGGTTTTTTACAGTTAGTAAAAAGATGACAAAAGAAGAACAAATTATTTTTTTACATCAATACAATAATGGTCGTTACTTGGATAAAGAATCATTTATAACTATTGACATTGTTGAAGCTAACGAATAAAACAAAACTAAAAATATGAATCTAAAACAAAAGTACCGAAGCCCAGACAATCGCCAGTTAAAGAAGATTGCAGACTATTTAATTTACGTGTTGCTACCATTTATTCAGACATCGTTAGCACTTGCAGAAACGCAAGGATTAATCACTTTAAAACAAGCGTTTTGGGGCGGTTTGGCTGCAACATTCTTGTTGATTAATACCAAGTTTTTAACTAAATTTACAACCGAAACACCTACCACAACTGCGGTTATTGATGGTGATGGGTGTTAAAAATGGAAACAATATGGATGCAAAAGAGAAATCAAAAGAGTTAATTGATAAGTATAAACCATTGTGCGGTGGTTATTGGGGCGGTAAAATAAATAAAGAATTTGCCAAACAATGTGCATTAATAGCAGTTGATGAAATAATAAGTGGGTATGAGTTTGATTCTTTAGAAATTGAACATAAAAGAATAATGGACAGTATAAATTTTTGGGATGAAGTTAAACAAGAAATAAACAACATATGAAACCACACCACCAACTTATCACATTCGCAATCTTATGCCTGCTATTAGTAATCGGTTTAAGTCATTGCGCCAAAAAACAACCGAAAACCATTCCATTTGATTACAAGTCAGAAGCCGAAATGATGAAAAAGCAATTCGGAATCGAACAAGCAATTCTGCTCAATCAACTTGAATCATCCAACAGAAGATTGCAAGTTGCCAATAACGCAAAAGATTCAATTAGGCAGCGTGAAATATCTTTGAGCAACACTAACATAGCATTACTTAAGAAGTTGCGTGATACGTTACCAAAAGAGTGCGACACAGTGTTTGTTCTATGTGATGAAATAATCAATGTTAAAGATTCAAGTTATGCTGCATTGTTTACTGCATTTCAAAGTTGTGTTGATGTTTCAACTATTAAGGATTCTTTAATTGTTGCCTACAAGTCGGAAAACGTAACGGATAGCACTCTGTTAGCGGTTAGCAAAGCCGAAACCAAACAACAACGCAAAGGTAAGGTAGCAGCGTGGTGTGTTGGTGGTGCTATGTTTATTCTTTGGCTTGTTGTGGGATTGAAATAAATTAGTATCTTTGCCACGTTCAATGTTAGTTAAGTTATAAGGTCGAAGCCCTTGCAGAAATGTGAGGGCTTTGTTATAAACAAATAAAATGAAAACAAAACAAGATTACTATCTACTTAATATAAAAAATTGGAATAATTTGTCCGATGTAGATAAGTGGTGGTGGATTAAAAAAAAACGTAAACATTTAAAGTTTTTTACCGCTCATCAATTATCCCAAGCATAACCAACAACGCAATCACACCGCCTTTGAATAGTCTGCCTACGTTCTTGGCAATTTCTCTGTACTGATATAGCATTGCAATCAAATAAACAAACAAAATAATAAGTACTAATATCAATGGTTTAACTGCTACAATTTCTTGGTTAGTCATTCTTGTTTTTCTTTGCAACCCTATAAGAAGCCCACATTGAAACTATCAATGCGCCAAGTTTAGCGCAATCGTAAATCGTGTCATAAACACCAGTTAGTTGTATGTTGCCAAACCAATCAGAAGTCCACACTCCTGCTTGAATGATGACTGATGTAATGATGACTAATATGCTATTGTCGGGGTGTTGGTGATGTATCATAAAATTAAATTTCGTTATATTGTTTTGGAGTATAAAGTATCAAGGGTAAGTCTTTTACCCACATAAATTCGGGTGTTATTGTTTGTTCAATTTCTTCAACCGAAATTACCCAATTATCGTTTAAATCTTGAATAGGATTGTAATACGAATAGGGCGCATACAACTGCCCCACTAACTCATCTTTTTGCAATTCCGTAAGTAAGCCTACATACAATAGTTTTTCTTCTGCTGTTAATTCTGTTAGTTTCATACTTATACGTTTCTTGAAAGTGAAGTTTGAAATGCTTGAATTAATGTGTATAATGTGCTGATTTCTCCAGCAGTTAAACCACTACCAACGTGAGCCATTGCTAATTGCCTTTGTGAAAAATCGGAAGCAGTGCCATTTAAATTTCTTGCACCTAAATAAATGTTCAATGCAGGTCTGCCAGTTGAAACCGCAGTTGATGCTAATATTGATGAGCCATTTTTGTAACTTGTATTTAAATTTGATGCAGTTCTACTTGAAATGTAATGTCCAGTACTCGCAGCATTAGCAACTGTTGGTGTTAATGCTTGATTTATAAATCCATAATAATTTCCAACTATTCTTGCGCCAATATTAGTAATTTGTGTCGCAGTAGCAGCACCAATATCTGCACCTACATTATTATTTGTTCTTAAATACACACCTAAATGAGCATCGTTTAATGCTAAAACAGTACTTGGTAAAATTCCAGTATTTGCATAACCATTGAAAGCAGGCAAAGCACCAGTTGCTGAATGTGTCCAACCTCCAAGAAATGATAATGGAAAATTTGCAGTATTGATAAAATTAAAAGAGTGTTTAGTATTTGTGCCACCAACAAACGGATATAACGCATTGAATTTACCAGTCAAACTATTCGCATCCAATCCTGCCTCAAATGTGTTTAGTGCGTTTAAAATCGTTGTATCTGTTTCGCTTGTTGCTGCTATCCACGCAGTTGTTAGAGGTAGGTAACCTTTTTTCTTACCCATTATAGGTGTTATAAATGATGGAAGTCCCATTATGCTACTCCAACGCACCTCCATACGCTTGTTAATTCATTCCAAATAAATGCAACATCTAACCTTGTGCTTATTACTGTTGTTGTTGGCAATGTTATTGTTGAACTTTCAAAACTTGCGCCCCATGTTATTGCTCTTGCAGTGCCATCGTCTTTTATTGAAATCCACAATGTTTGCCCTATTGTTGGTGTGCCGCTTAAATTAGTTGTAAACGATGTAATCGCGGCAGCTAATGCGGTTATTGAATAGTAATCTACATTATCAGTGTTTATCGTTGGTGTTGCATCAGTTACAACCGTTCCTGCTCTTGCAGTTATACGCTTGTTGGTTAGCGTGGTAGTTAAAGAATCAAAATAAGTTTTTAAAGTAGCCTTTATATTTGCCCAAGTTATTTTCTTTGCAAGCGAAGCCGAATTATCTACAATTAGCAATCTATCAGCATCTGCTGGTGTTGTCATAGTGTTCAAACTATCAACAAAAGTGTGCATATTAGCTGCCGTTAATATTGCTTGATATGTACTTGCAGCAGTGCTTTCCAATAAATAACCTAGTCCAGTAACATAGGTTACTATAGCAGTCCACACTGGAACTTTAACACTACTTGCAATATCTGCTGTGGATGTTGAAACTGAATAACCTCCATCCTTAATTAACTTTCCAGTTGTGTTATCGTAAAGCGCAATATTATTATTAACTGCCGATGCTGGGCCAACAACATCACCGCTCCCAGCAATAATATCACTCATCATCGCAAAGGTTTGCGGGCTTGTTGCCTTATTTGGTATTCTAAATTCAGTTGGAGTTGTAAGTATTGTAGATGTTATTGATGCTAGACCTCCCAATGTATTTGTAATATCAATAGTGTCATGTTTAATAGCTATGCTTTCTCCTGCGCCATTATCAACAGCAATTCCTACTGTTGTTGTATTGTTAACAGTTGTTACTTGTTGGAGGCTGGGTGTAGCTTTTAAATTAGCCACATCCTGCACCGTTGTTTTTTTAGTTACACCACCTTGCACAATCGGCAAAGGCTCTGTGCCTGCTAATGCGCCCGCGCTTGTTAATAAACTTATTTTAGTATCTGCCATTATAATTGTATTTTAGATCCATTTTCCTGCAACAAATAAAAGCCATCTTCAAGCAAAATAAAGTAAGGCACAACTGGCGCTTCACTTCCTGATTGAGTTGCAAATATAGTGTTAAATGGAATATTATTAGGTATTTTAGTAACTTGAATTTCACTACCACCAACCGAAACCGATGTAATATCTAAGCCTGTAAGTTGACAAAATTCGGCCACTCTGTTAAGGCCATAACCAAACTGCAACGCTAAATCATAAACAGACTGCGTTTGTCTAATGTAATAGGTCTTGTCAGGTTGTTTTGGTGTGTTCTGTTGCCTTATTGCTGCTGCATCAACATTGCGTTTAATTGATGGGTCAAAAGTTAGTGTAAGCCCCTCAATCGAATCGGTTATTGTTAAGTCATTATCGCTGCATAACTTAACCGAATATTGCGCATCACCATAAACGATTATAGCGACATCATAAATCCCTTGACCGTTTTTAACTACGTATAGCATCTACATCAAAGTTTGAACTATTAGTATCGCTAAAATTAACGGTTATTGAACTGAATCCATCCTGCGCTAATTGCAATAATATTTGTTTTTTGAGTTGCAATTGTGCGCCACTACTATTTAGGTAATTATCAATACCAACACCGCAAAAGATGTACTCTTTCCAATCGCCTTGTGTTGAATTAATTATATCAACAATATGGTCTTCATCACTGGCACCGATAACAAAATCGTTGTTCATTATTAGCGCATCTCCATCGCTATTTTGTAAGAAGTCTTTAGCCGTTGCCATGTTTAACTTTTAGGTTTTCTATTTCTGTTATTGTTGTTGGTGTTAATGGTGGCAATGTTAGCGGTGGTGTTACTGTTAATGCCCACACACCTATTGCGTTTAGTTGCGCCTCAATAGTATTTAATTTAGTTACCAATGGAATAACCTTTACCAACCCCCCATTCGCATCACCTGCAATGTACACTTGGTCAACTTTGCTAACCATTGAAACGTATGCCGTAGCTTGCGATGTTTGTTGCACTATTACCACACTTCCATTTGCAGGAATTAACGTAAATCCTTTATCAGCATCGGCATTTAACAACACATCGTAAAATTCAGCATCGCCATTGGTCGGGGTGCAAGTGCAAGTGAACGTAGCCAAATCAATGTCGCTCACATTGCACAATACACCCTCATATTGCAGGTCGTTTAAACCGCTTAATGATTGAATTGCTTGTCTTATATCCGTTACTTGTACGCTCATTTTATGCTATTCTACGTTCTAATTCGATTGTCTGTTTACCGCCCTCCGATGTGCTTACTTCAGTTATAACTGATTTTATTAAGTATTTGCCTTTGCGCTCGGGGTACTTCCAACTATCAATAACTGCATAATCACCCGGCACAACTAACGGCTCTAAAAATGTTTTGAAGTTGCCATAATAACCAGTGTAGTTTGACTGCTCTAAAAATGAATTACAACGCAAATCTAAATCTGCTTTGGTTCCACCGTATTGAAAAACTGTGCGAGTGTCACCTGTTGGATCGCCGTAAATTATTGGGTCTTGAAATACTCCATTCTTAATTAACACACCCTTTACTTGCACCTTAACATCATCTTTCTTTAAATAAGTTAAATTTATGCCGTCCTTAACCATCAACTCAAATAAAAACACCGCTTGTTTTGCATCGGCAGGGTAGAAAGCAAGCCCAACGCGCAATATTCCATCAACAAAATAACTGTAAAGCCCGTACTGGTCGCGCAGGACTTGCAGCACTTTGCCAACACTTGCGCCCGATAGTCTGAATTGTCCTAATTCAGCGTTGATTGCTTTGAATGGTATATTGGTATTAGTTAACATCTTTGCCACAAGTGTGCGCAAATTAACCGACTTTGGAAATACAAGGTTTGGCGCAATAGTTTGTTTCAATAAAAACATTTCATCCTCGCACAATATTTCAATAGGCACGTTGTTGTTAATCTTTGAAATGTAGCCTGTAAATATTACGGTTTCATTTGGGAAGTATGCCGCAATGATTTTAATCTTATCGCCTCTGCGCATTATTGCATTTGGCCCCTCGTAAATGTTTTTTTTATTGTACTGAACATTTCGCGGCAATATTACTGATGCCGTTTGTGTTTGCTTGTCGTATGAGCGCGTAACTGTTGCCTTGTTGACAAAGTTAAAGTAAAGCGCATCTGAACGCCCATCACCTTGTTGTTCTATTTCGATGCGTAGTACAACTCTAAACATTTGCTTCTGTTTCTAAAATTACAAAAGTATCATCACTTAAGCAATTAATTTGAAAGTATTGCACATTTCTAAGTCCTTGTTGCTGGCTTAATGAATAACTCTCAACCACAATATTGTTAATCCCAAATACATCATTTAAAAACGCGTTTGCAATACTTAATGCAATAGGTGCTTTTAAATAATCTTCTAATAATTTAGTTGAATCAATCGGGTATAAATCAGGATGCTTAGTTGCAACAAATCCGCGTATTGTTATTTGAAAATCGCTTTCTGAAATGTACTCTTTTATTGATCCTTTGTAATCAACAACATCTGTTTTTATAATATTCTTTGCCTGGGCCACATCAATAATACAATTATCCAACTGCAAACCTCCCTCCACATTTGTTTCAAGTGTAATATCTTTAGTAACATATTGCAACGTATCGGGGTTAAATTTGCTTACTTGATAGGTTGCTGATTTTATAAAAACTTTGCCATAAAAGGGAGTGCCTAACAGTTTACTTCTGCCATCGGGTTCATCCGCAGGCTCGGCTTCTATATTTCCAATTATAGCACGTTGCACCAATGGCAATCCAAAGCCCTTAGCTAATGTTCTTAGGTTTTGCTTTGCTGCTGGGTTTGGTATGTTGAAGTTTACGCTCATTATTTAGTTGCCATTAGTTGGAAATCATTAACTGCTTCAATTAGTGCTTGGGCCACTTGTTCTTTGATTTGACTTGCACCCTCTTTTACACTTGCCGCTTGTATGTTAATATTTTCAACAAGTTTATTAATATCAATATTAAAATTCTGCACCCCTCTGCTTTCAACTACATTTGTAGATGTGCCACCTTTAGCTTTGGTTGTGGATGTTGGTGGTGGCGCGACTGCACCTCCCGCTTTCATTGGATTAATTGCTTTAGTTGCTGACCCAGCACCTACACCACTTTCTACCGATTTGTTTAATGAATCTTGCGCTGATTTTGCGGCATAAATACCAACTGCTAACGCGGCCACACCTGCTGCTGCTACTGCAAACAAACCAACACCGCTTAATCCTGCAAAGAAAGCGGTTGCAGTGTTTAACAACCATTGCGCAACTGTAACACCCTCTAATGCTGCTGCAAGTGACCAAATGCCATAAATAAATTTAGCACCTGAATAAATTGCAGCTATTTTCATATAAGTATTGTAAACCAATACCGCGCCTGCCAATGTAGTAAATGCTGCTGCTAATCCCGCAATCACTCCAATGTTATCTCTTACGAAATTTGCAAAGCCCATTAACAAATCAATTGCACCTTGTATCACTGGCATAAACAATTCTCCAAGCGTTAACTTTAACTCTAAAATTGAATTGTTCATTAAATTTAATTTAGAAGTCAAACTTTCTGTTGCTGCTGACATACCGCCTGCAAATTCTGTTTTTAATTGTGCAGCAAATTTAGGTATGAAATCCTCTGCCATCAACTTACCATCTGCAACAAACTTATTTAACTGCTTTGTGGTCATATCCATAGCTTTTGCTGCTATTCCAAATGCACCCTTTAAACCTGCATCACCTAATTGACCACGCAATTCTTCCATTGACACAACACCTTTGCCTGCCATATCTGACAATGCTTTAAATGCCTGTGCGGTTTGTTGTGCGCTCATGTGATTTACGGTAGAAGCCATTGCCATACCCTCAAACACATCTCTTACTGCTTGCCCCTCTATTGATGTTCCCTTAAATGATGCTGCTAATCCAACAAAACCATTTGTTGCGCTTAATAAATCCAATCCCATCTTTTGCGATGTTTCACGCAAATATTCAAAATCTCGGCCGCCTTGTTGCACCGAACCGCTTGCAAAGTTTAATTGATTTTGCAAGCCCTCCATTGCGGCAGTTACGTTCACAATTTCACGAACAATAAGTCCTGCACCAATAGCACCAATAGCCGAACCTAAACCAAGCGCAGACCTTTGCGCTATGTTCATTTCACCATTCAACTTTTCAGTATTAGAAGTAGCACTTTTAATGCCACTGCTAAACTTATCTTTGAGGCTTAATACGTATTCAACACTATTGTTTGCCATTTTTCTTGTCTTGAATTGTTCCGTTAAACTTTAAAACCCACATAATGCTCTCAATAGCTTCACTCCATTGATCATCATTCATTGCATTTGGGTCTTGTTGGTAATAGAAACGGATGAGTGCATTTTGACGCGCAAACTCATCCGTTTCAAGTAATCGTTTTGCAGAATCTAATTTTTTTTTAACTCACCTGCTTCGGATTCTAACATCGGCAGGATGGTTCTTGCTGCGCTGCGTAACGCTTTGAAATCATTAATAATAGCATTCACATCGCCCTCAACACAAAGTGTTCTTAAAAACGATTCTACACCCATTAATTCATCTTTAGCAATTAACGCGCTTACTGTTTTGTAAGCAAGTCTATCCATTTCACGTAAGTAAACTGTCAAAGGCGCACCTTGTCTGTTGTTTACCGTTAGTGTGTAGATTTCAACACCAGCGTGCTTTGATTTTAATTCTTCAATATTTGTCATTTGTTTTTTGATTTGGTTTGCGCAAATTTACTAAACAAATTCGATATGTGAAATAATTAACTCCAAATCCATAGGAATAGAAGTGTCACCAGTTGCAGAAGTGATCATGTTTGTTTTAAATCTGCAATTGCGGATTTTGTGAACAACAGGAATCAAATTAACATCGGTAAACGTAACAATAATATCAAACTCTGGAATGTCTTGTATGCGACCATTTGGTGCTACTGATACAATATTCATTACTTCGTTCATTAATATTGTAACGCTTGCAGTTGGCTCAATTTGACCATAACCACGCGCAACAGGATAACGACCCGTTGCGTAGATGTTTTCACTGTTGTCAGTTTCTCCGTATTCGATGGCAGTTACTCCAAGAATAGGTGTTCCAAGAATAACGCAAGTAATATCTGCGAATTCATACGCTTTGCCGTTTATTAACGGTAGTCCATTTAATGCCATGTTTTATACTGATTTTACAAATCCAACATTTACTTTAATGATACGCGCAACGCCTAAAGGAACATTTTGTAATGTCAATTCAAGTGTTGAGGTAGCAAGTACATCTTGGGCGGGGTTAATAATTATTTTATGTGCTGACAATTCGTTGTCGGCCTCCATCTGAACTAATGGATTGTTTGCTAATGTTTCAAAGTAACCAATTGTGGCATTTGTTAGCGTTCCATCTGCATTTACTTTCAATGGTGAACTTAATGCAGGTAACATATTAGCACGTACAACACGCGTAATCTTTTGATACACTCTGTTGTTTTCGATTGTAGCATAATCGCTTGTTGGTGTAACAGTTGTTTTGCTATCACTCCAATAAGAACCTGCGATGTTTACTATTTTGCGTAAAAACACATAAGAGTAGTTATTTAGGCTCTCAAATTGACTATCAGCAAGCGCAGTATAGAATTGACCGTTGCTGAATGCGATTGTGTCTAACTCTGTGCCTAATGCCATGTTAAACTTACCTACCCACGCAATTGATTCAGATACAACTGCAAACGATACTGCCCCTAACATTGCACCTATTGAACCTACTGATTTGCCAGTTGCTTTGTAAATGTAATATCCAGCATTTGCGCCATCCTGCGCTATACATACTGATACATTTGGCGCGGTTTGTGTTGATAAATCTACTAATGTAGCCACACTTCCTGTTGCACTGATTTCAGCGTTCAACATAATTTGCATCGGTTTGTAAACCGCTTCGTTAGCCGTTGCAATAGCTTGCAAAGCCGCGCATTGTGCTGCTGCGAATGCTACGTTCTTTTCAAACACTGCCATCTGCTTAATAGCACCCACCGCGTAGGTTTGCATCAATGTTAACGCTGCGAATGTGTATGTGCTTGCTTCTTCTTCGTATAGGCCTACGTACAATTCGCCTTTAGCTTGTATTCTAAAGTATTCGCTAATGTGGTAGTATAAGGTATCAATCCAACTTGCAACACCTAAAACAGTTGAACCGCTGCCTGTTGGTTGTGTCCATGTTCCTGTTGTGCCTCCTGTAATTGTTGAAGCGTATGGTGTTCCGCTATTCGGGAAAATACCCTCACCGCCTTTAGTTGTTACTAATAAAGATGCAGTTGAATTTGTTGCACTAAATCCATGTGTTTGCGTTCCTGCGTTGATAGCTGCGGCAAGTGCTGCGGCTGCGGTTGTAGTGCTTACAACATCAGCAGCTACCATTGTGTAAGTTGATAAAACTGTTTCAATGCCTAATATTCCTGTATAGGTTATTGCAACGGTATCGCCAACGGCAGGAGTTCCACCAACTACCATCTTTGCAACGGCTTTAGTTTCTCCTAAATGCGTATCTGTGATACCTAATGTTTCAGCATCGGCTACTGAAAATATTTTTTTAATTCTATCGCTGGAAGTAAAGCCTGTTGGTAACGTGCCACCACTCGGATAGTAATGTGCATATCCCGAAACGTAATCTGTGCCGGGTAATGCTCTGCCTAAACCGCTTGTGCTTTTGACAAAGTTTATATTTGGTAATGCCATTTATTTTTTAGTATTAAAAAAGGCCTACCTACATTATAGCGGGTAGGCCTCTTTAGTTTATAATTATTTTAGATTAAGATACCCAAGTTTGAACCAACGCTGCAACACCTTTCATATCAGCACGCAAAATTGCACTACCTAACATTACTTCCATGTTGAAGATTGAACCTAAATATTCAGGCTTACCGTTACCATTTGAACCACTATCATACAAAGGGGTCATTGAACCTAATGCACGAGCAACAGTTGTTGAATGGAAAGCGATGCAAGCAAGGTTATCAGTTGTTGCAGTTGCAGCACCGAAAGCCTTAGGTGTGGTTACTGTATTTGCGTAAACTGATACCACAGGGCGCATCATTATTTCAAATCCGTAAAGCATAGCAACGATACCGTTAGCTAATACATTTGGTTGGTTTTGGAATCCGTTGTAAGATGCACGAATTACATCACTGATTTGGAATAACTCCCAAAACATATCAGTACTCATTAACAACTTTCTGTTTTGACGTGGAACATTGTCCTTGTCTAACTTGCTTGCTAATGAAGCAATGTCAGCAAGTGTAACTGCTTTACGTGTTCCTGTTGCACCCGGTGCTAATGATGTAGCAACTGCTGAACCTGTTGTGCCAACGATGTTAGCAGCACCTGTTGCAGACCAAGAGATAGCAACCTCATCACCTATACGTTGTGTAAGTGTAGTGATTTGTTGACCTAAAACTGATTGACGCTTGTCATAACTGATTTGCAATTCATCAAGGTTGCTAATCAATGTTGGCTCTAAAGCAAATTGATTAAGTGCGTAAGTTCTATCAGTATCTGTTCTCTCGCTGATAGCTAAAGGGAAAGTTGCAGGATTCTTAACCACCGTTGGGTTTGAACCTGATTGTGGAACGTGTACTGTTCCAAATGCGATATACGCTGAATGGTCTACCGAATACGGTAAAAAGTCTGCATTTCTATTTAATGCTTCTTGTACATCTTGTACCCAAATTTCTTTTATTAATGCCATTTTATTTTTGTTGTTTTAAAGTTTATAATTAATCAATTTGAATTTTTGCGCCACATGGTAAAAAGATAGTTCCATCATACCAAAATGATTGACACCATGTTTTACCAGCTGAACCTGTAACTGTTGGAGCATCAATCCCAGTACCAAAAGTAAAGGTTTCAGATCCGTTTGTTTTTACTTTTAAATGCAATGCTGCTCCTGCCTTTAACTCGCTTGAAAGCGTTAAGTCAAGTACTGCATTTCCTGTTAACGTAGTCAATGCAGAAACTACTGTTTCATTATTGCTAATTGTTGCGGTTGTTGTACCGGTGGCAGCAATCGTTAACGTGCCTGCTGCGCCAAATGGGTTGTTGATTGTTGCCATTATTTTTTATTTGTTTTTATTGGTTTGTTTTCTATTTGATTGTCTTCTGTTTCTCTAATCTTAACGATGTAATGCATATTGGTTGACTGCGCGTAACTTGCTGCCTCACTGTGTTTGATAAAGCAGTTGCCATCCTCAAAACAATATAGCATATTAACAGTTGGGTTTGCGTTCCAAATTGCTTCCATGATTAAAACTTTTTATCAGTTGCAGGATTGTAGTTGTTGCTCAAATTACTTGGCAACTTGCTAATTAATGCCTCAAAACTTGCTGCATCGTTTGCTCTCATTTCTGCTAATCCTTGTGGGTCTTTTTTTGACCAATCGTTGAAAGTCCAAGACTCACGACCTGCAACTGCTGCTGGCACGTTTGCTTTGTTTTCAAATATTGGTGTGTATGCAGGTGTAAGCTTGCTAAATACATCTTTCAATTCTTCGTTAGATTTGTTTGATGTTAAGTAAATTTCTTTACTTGCTGATGCAATTTTACCCTCTTTTACTGCATTCTCAACAAGTTCAACTTTCGCTGCTTGGATAGTTGCATCGTTAGCATCTTTCAACGCTTGTAATTCATTGCTTTGTGATTCGATACTTGCTTCTAATTCAGCAATACGTGCATCTTTAGCGTTCACCGCTTCAATGATTGATTCTTCGGAAGCCTCATTTGATAGCTTTAATAAATCAGTTAATTTATTCATTTTGGTTTCTGTTTTGATTATTACTTTATTATAAATAGCGTGTAACTCGCGCACATTTGCGTTCATTGTCGGCTTCATTTTCTTTGTTTCTATGATTTCATCAACAATGCCTAAATTCATACATTCATCGGCAGTCATCCACGTTTCTTTTGCCATCAAATCTTTGCACTTATCTAATGTTAGATTTGTATTGCGCTCAAATATCTTTGCTAAACTATTTGTGATTAAATTCAACACTTCTTCATCACTTCCACCATTTGCATTGTGCATCATAAACGTGCCATAATCGGCCATGTATTTCTTTTGGCCACAAATAGCAATAACACCAGCCATTGAATAGGCCATGCCATCAATATAAGTGTTGCAAGGTATAGCACTGTTAAGAATTGCACTAACAATTGAAAGACCATCGGCAACACTTCCACCGATTGAATTGATGCGAATGTTGATGCACTTAACTTGGTCTGAATAGTTATCGTTAAGCATTTGAATATCTTGAGCAATCCAATTACCATCAATGCCCATGCCCATATCGTCAATGTTGCCGATGTGCTTATAAATAAGCATTGTTGCGGTGTCGTTGGATATGTTTGTGATTTTCATTGTACAAAAATGGTTACATATTTGCACTTGAATTCAAATAAGTTACTAATTTTGTAGTGTTTAGTAACTAATATTTTACAATGGCTAATCCAAAAAACGATATTCAAGAGAAAAAACAAGCCACGAAAGCCCGCGTAACTGCTCATTTATCGGGCGAATTAAAAAAGAAATTCTTTGATGAAGTCGAAAGGACTGGCACCAAAGAATCTTATTTGCTCAAAGAAATATTATCAGAGCATTACGGGAAAAATAGGTTTTAGCAATAAAGCCCCGAATTAACGAGGCTTTGAAGTTTTATTTTAAACATCTGCTTTTTCTAATTCAGCCGTAATTTGACCATAAATCTGTATGCCTGTGCCTATTGTCCAAACTCCGCTTGGCAATGTAAAGTTTATATCCTTTGAACCTGAAATAGTAAAACCAATCGCAAAACCTTTAGTTGGGCTTCCTGCTAAATTCTCATAATAAGAACCGTTGTTAAATTGACTTTTAAAGTTAGCATTAAAAGGTAAACTTAATGTTATTGCAGTTGCATTACTTCCTGCTAATGTCATTGGGCCTATTGCATAATCAATCCAAATAGTTCTACCCTCTTGTCTATATTTAACATCCCAATCTGCTGCGCCTCCAGGCAATGTTAATGTTCCGCTTGAAGAAGATATGTAACTTGAATTAAATGCAATGGTATTCCATTGACCATACAACAACAAGTCATCTAAATCAAAATCACCACTCCCGCTTGCACCTGCGCTCCATACAATTCTTCTTATTTCATGAACATTATTACTTGTTCCATCACTAAATATTACGGGGTCATAATTTGTTGCGGTTGCGTATGTTGTAGTAATATTACCTACAACTACTTGACCGAATCCAAGCACTACTGTTTGAGCAACCGCCCTAAATATTTCATCTCCATAAACTACACAACCGATAGATATTGCACCAGTTCCAGAATTAAACCTACAACCATACATAATTCGAGCAGGTAATGCAGCAGGATTTACTTCTGTGTCATTTTGCGCTATTAACATTTGAATCATATCTAATTCATCTTCTCTGTACGCACTTTGCAAATGGTCTAAACTGCCCGATTTTAAAGGCATCGCACTGCCTACAATAATGTCTGTGGTTTTTATTTTTTTCATTTTCTTAGTATGTTATAATTTCGTATTGAATCCCTGCATAAACATACAGGTCGGCTATTTGCCTAATAATATTTTCATTGTTTGCGCTGATATTTGGTGCAATATCTGTTGTTGGTGGAGTAGTCAAAGCATTAGCCACACCAATAGGCACATTAATATTAAACGATACACCCGCGCTTGCTAAATCTAATGCTTGTATGTACGCAGTTGCTTCGGGTTCGTCATAAACTACATAACTACTTTCAGTTGGTGATATGCCTACATAAAACGCGCCTAAATCTGCACCCGCAGTATCAATATAAATATCACTCGCACTTGGTGTATTCACAAACGTAGTGCCAAACCATTCATTTAATGCCCATTCAAACAATAGGTGTTGCGCATTGTACTTGCATCGCGGTTCGATGCCTACAAACTTGTCTTGTACCTTAAACCAATAGTTTGTGTTCGTTGGTAGGTTGCCAGTGCTTGCTACCCAGCATTGATAGATAGCCTTATCTGTGTACTTTACTTGATTGCCAACCGCGTAAGCAGTTGCACCGTTGTATATCGCTGCTGCATTCCCATATTGAAATGTGCCAAACATAGTGTTGTATAGCACTTGCAATGGTTTTAGCAGTGTTTTAGTCCAAGCCTTGTATATCGGCAGCCGCTTCTTTGGTGGCAAGAAGTTGACCGCAAATGTATCGGTGTTTATTATTGAACTCATTATTGTACTTGATAAGTTAACGTGTCACCAAAGGTATGTGTTGCAGTTGTTTCCTCTTCTACATAGCCCGCAATGGTTTGATATTGCACGCTATCAACACCTGTTGAAAGGTTATACAATGTTACACCTGCGCCATAAGCAACGGAATGTTTGCGCACTAATATACGTGCTAAACTAACCGAAATTACACCCTCCACCGCTTGCATTGCATCAACTACCGCTTGCGTGCTAATCACACCGTTAAATGGTAAGTTAGCCATGTAATTGTTTAACGCTGCTACTACGTTGGTCGCAATAACTGCTGAATATTGACCGTTATAGTAAATCGTTGCAGCCACTTCCATTTTATCACTATTATCATTGATTAATGTGAATGCTATGCCAGCAGGATTAAATGTTTCAACGTAGCTTTGTAATTCGGCTAATTCTCCAACTGATACTGGTGTTGGTGGATCTGATTTAGCAACCTTAATTAATACCGTTCTATTTGGCGCGGTAATTACTGCGCAACGTGTCAATATTTGATTTGCAGTATTAATTGTTGGATATTCAATAACAAATGTTGTTGTGTTTAATTCAGCAACATCGCCTTTTTGATACTTTAACACTTTATTACGTGTCCATTGCGGTGTGCTTGGTGCTGCGGTGCTTGCTATGGTTTCTAATTCTGTTTTAAATATGTCTTGCAGTTGCTCAAAGATAGCAATGCAAGAGGCTACAATAAAATAATATAGATTCCATTTCGCGGTTTGACTTGTTGAGGTCAATGTGCTTAATGTCGGGTCTGCATTCTTTGCATCCAACATTGATTGTTTTATCTGTTGTACGGTGCGTGCCATTAGCTGATTGCAGTTATAATGCCATTAACTACTGTAATACTTGTCGGGTTGGCAAACGTACCACTCACACCGCCTTGTTTAACATAAATCGCAACTGCATTAACAGTAGTTAACGATGTAACTGCGTTTTGATTTACTATTACTTTCTCTGTGCCTGTTAGTGATGTTGCTACCGGTAACTCTGATATTTTTTGCTCTGCCATTTTATTGTTGTATTATAAGTTGATAACCTTGTTCGCTTAATAATTCGTAACCTGCCTCTGATGTTAGCACTATTGCATCGGGTATAAATCCAGTGCGAATAATTGCGTTGTCAAGTTGTGGGCTATTATTGGTGATTAACGTGTTTACATCTGCTAATGTTGTTGGTAAGCTACTTGCAGAATAATCAAAACCTTGCATAGTGTAAGTAATGATAAACTCCTGAATGTTGGTATGGTCGTTGCTTTGCACTTCACTTCTGCGCAGAAACTTACTGTTGTAAGGTGTTGACCAACCATGTATCAATGAATTTAGATCCTGTTTCAGTTGCAATATATCGGTGTCTTCTGTCTTGTAGCTTTCAAAACCTAAATGCAAAGCTATGGTCATTGTGCCTTGTTGCTGGCCTTGTAAGTTTTCAATGTAATCGGCAGCAGGAAACTCAATAAAGCAGTTTGGATAACCAAACGCTACGTTTTCGTTTTCGCGCTCGTATTGGTTGTTCCATAGTGCAACATACTTCAACGATTGAAGTGTGCTAATACGTGCCTTTAATTGGTTATATATTGCTAATTGCATTATGTGAATACCTTATCTAATCGTTTAACTATTACTGCTTTTACTTTCTCGTTTAGGTTGTAACTATCGCCGATGAATTGACGTTTGGGCATATTAAAACCCTTGCCGCGCCCTGCTCTTAACCCATCATTGTGAACCTTTGCATAAACTAAATCAGTGCTAATCTTAACCGTTAACGCGGCACGATTGGCAGGGTTACGGATTATTGACCGCCTTAAATCGCCCGTCTTAACTAATATTGCGCGTGTTGTGTCATCAACTACCTTGCCTCTTTTAGTTTTATACGTTGTTCGCTTTCTCGGTTTCCACTTTTGCACCGTTTTGTCATCAAACCCTTGCTTCCTAAACGATTCAACAAAGAACACCTTTGCAGTGTTCCCAACATCTACAATAGCAGCCTCCAACGCTTTTCGCGCTTTTTGCTCTGATTGTTTTAAGTTGAATTTATTGCTCTTTGCCATTATGATAACGGTGGTAAATTCCAATTAACTTTAGCTGCTTCCTTATCTCCTTTCGCAATGTCAAAATATGGGTGCTTATCCTTGCCTTTGCTTTTAAACACATAGCCATCTTGTCCTGCATTCATACGAAACAATGGCGGCACATCTTCGGGCGGTGTGAACTTGCTCAAATCTGTTTCTTGCCCCTCTGATAGTTGTATTACGGTACAACGACAACGCCATCCGTTTGGTGGATAGTATTGTTTCCAAAAGGGGTCGCTTATTGGGCGAATGATGTTGTCTAATGCTGCGTGTGTTGGTCTTACTCTGCCATCACCAACGGTTTGATATTGTAATAATGGCAACACATCGGCATCTATTTCAATACGCTTCCAGTCCGATGCCATCCTTGCTGATGCTTTGGCGGTTTGATATTCGGCTTGTAAATAGTCTTGGTTATAGATGCCAAATATAGGCTCTGCTGCGCGTTTAAATGCGTAAAAGTTGCTTTGATATTCAGGCACTGCTAACAATGCAGTTAACGCTTTGGTTTGTTGGTAGGTTTTCGCACCACTAAACACGTAGATGTTATTCAACAGGTCAGCAGTCAACACCTCATCCACAACTGGTGCAAGGTCAATGCCATCTTTTAAATACTTTGCAGTCTTCAAATAGATTCCTGTTGGCAACTGTTGTGGATTAACCGCACCTATCCACACATCGTTAGAGAAACGATTGAAGTCGTTTTCATCGAATGGGGTTGGTGGGTCAACTTCCTTACCTACGTTGCAAAATCCGCACATTACTTATAAAGGTTACGCAGTTTGTTTTCTACCTTAATTACTTCTTCTTCTTCATTGGCTTCGGGCAGTTCATCCATTATCTCAACACCGTATTTGTGTTCTAAATATTCGTGTTCTAACTTAATGCCTGCTTGCAAGAAAGATACATCAATCTTTGCTTGCTCTGCTAACGGTAAACTTTCGCTTTCATCATATTTAAAGGTGCAACCAGTTAAGTCAAAACCGTTTCTAATCATCATCGGCACTAACTGGTCTTCAATGATAAACTGCATCTTTAACGTGTCTTGTTTCGCTATCATAGCAGCAACACTTTCGTGAACATTCGCAGAACCGCTATAACTCTTTTCATCAGTTGTGCCTGTTTGCCCTAATATAATCTTACTGATTTCTGAATTGCAACGCTCCACCATTTTATCGAATACTGCATAGGCATCTGTTCTGCTTGCTTGCATCAATTCGATGTTATCGTTTAAATCCAAAACCGCCCACGAAGCTACACCCATATTGCGCAACATATTCTCCATGTTTTTACGTGTCAATTCATCACGCACATCGGTCTTGCCAACACGTATAGGGCTGCCGAATACCTCTGCAAACTCTGCCCACGCTGCCATTGCATTTTTTTTCCAAATAACGTATGGTGCTAAATACATCATTAATCCTAAATCTTTCTTTTCGCCTACTCCGATGCACCAGTTGTTGTATGGTGCTTCATCAAATCTTTTACCCTCTGTTACCGTTGCAGTGTTGGTGCGAACTAAACTAAATTCAGGCACTACATAAATGCGCGGTATTAGGTCAACACTTGTATATCTATCGTTAACGATTGCGCCAAATTGCACACAACTGAAACCCCAAAAGATTGAATCTAAAGCAAGGTTTTGAAAATCATAAAACCACTTTTGATTGAAGTAAGCGGTTTTGGTTTCATCCATTTCGCCATCTGCTCCACAAACCATAAAACGCTTGCACAATACCTTTGATTTACGCTGCAACATTGCCGATTGCACCTGCCCATCTAACACAATTTGTTGATAGGTTTGCATTAACAAGAAGCGGTTTGGGTACATTGGCGATTCGGCCGCCTGTAATGCTATGTTGTACTTTGTCGCATCCTGCCTTACACGTTGCAACTGTTGCTCAAAGTCAATAGTCTTGCGTATGTTCGCCTTTTGTGGCTGCGGTTTGTTGAAGTTAAATATATCGTTATACCAAGCCATTATTTAAAGAAATTATCCTGTTTGTCTAAACTGTTACCGTAACGAATACTAAAACCCTCGCTATCGGTTGTATTGATGTTCAACACCTCAGCGGTGTCTGTGCCACTTGCCCACGCATCTAACTGATCTAATGCCTCGCGGTTGCGCTCAATTCTTAATTCTGGAATGTTTCTCGGGTTAATCCGTGCGTGTAGGTTGTACAATGTCATATCCATTGCCAACTCAACAAACATAGGGTATCTGTTATCACCAACTGTCCAATAAGTTGCGTTGCTTGTTAGCACGTTAACCATTGGTGACCAGTACGCGGTTAATGTTAGCTTTTGGTTTGTGCTTGCTGCTATGGCGGTGTAAACATAGCCATCGTTATCGGTTACAATATCGCCAATAATGTATTCGGTTGTTTTATCCCATCTGTTGAAGTCATTAACGTGTGTAATAACTTCGCCTGCAATAACTCTGTCGCGTGTTCTGTAATGGGTTGCTGCTGAATAGGCATCCATTGTGCCTAATTCGATGTCCACCATGTAACGCTGCACTAACTTTGTGCGCATTCTTGAAATGGCCTTAACCTCGCTATCGTATAAGTTTTGCGGTGTGTTCTCGGTTATTTGATTGAGGTCAACCGTTTGAATTATTGAAAGATAGTCGGAGGTTTTTAAGAATCGTGCCATGCTGCAAAATAATATAATAAATTTTGATATTTGGTAAATATGTAACTAAAATCTACTAACTGATTTATACTCTGCATCTCTACCAACAACAACAAGCGGTTTGATAATGCCTGTTTGAAAGCGTGCGTATTGTGAAGCGAAAACTGTTGTAATCAAATAACGTGTTAAGTCAACAATATGCGAATATGGTTGGTAGCTTACCTTTGTCACTGGATCGGTTACCGTTCTTTTATCTGGTTTACCGTTTTTGTCTTCTTTTGTGTTTTCAAAGTCTAATATAGCAACTCTGCAACTTTCATCCACAACAAAGCTAATGCCTTGCTCATTATACTCTAAAATAGCATTAAAGAAGTCAGCACTTGGTCGCACATTCGGGTTTGATTTCGATACGCGCCTAATCGGTTTAACCTCATCCAATTCGTTAATCAATAGTCGAAACAAGTCAAAGCCTTTCTCCTGCTTAACATCATCCTTTTGGCTGGTACTATCACCACAAACGTAAACAAATCCGCTATGCCTCCATTGTCGAAGTTTGGCTAATATTGTGCGCCCCATTACCTTAGTGGTGTTATCGGGATTTTTTAAAGCAATGCAATCAATCATTCTAATTTCGTTTTCATCTGATATTTGGAAGATGCCACATGGGAAGTAAGGGTTTACGTTTTCATCAAATGAAAGCCAAATGGCTAATGATGGGTCGTAAGGAACTATTAAGGTATGCTTAATAGTTGACCATGACTTCAAAAACTCGCCACCGAAATCTACTTTGCCCCATTCGCCCAAAACATAAACTTTGTGCAGGTTTGGGTTTGCTTTTACCCTTTCGGTTAAGTGGTAGATGTAATCGGCATCGAGGAATGAATTGTCTTTGTAGGTCGTATGTAATATCAATGTTTCGGTGTCGGGTACATCAAAGAACCTACGCTTTAACCAGTGTTGCTCACTAATGGGGTTAAATGTGATAATAAACTGTTTGTAGTTTTCGGTTTCGCCTCGCACCCTTAACTCCAACTGATTGAAATCTAATTCATCCAACTCGGTAGCTTCCTCGCACCAAACAGATGTGATGCCTGCAATGGATTTAATCTTTTCGGGGTCATCCATACCAGCACAAAGTATTTCGTTTCCTGTTGCGTTGTGAGTAAAACGCATCTCGGACTTGTTTATGGTAAATTCGCTAAATATATCGTACTCTAATAGCTTATCTACCAACAACTGATAGATACTGTTACGAATAGTTGTTGCCACCTTTCTAATGCACAATATACGATGTCCGCGCTCGGTTGTAACTCGCAGGATTATCTTTTGGACTGCTGCGATTGATTTGCCACTGCCAATCAGCCCGCCCCGCCTTTCAATACCAAGTATCTATGTTGGCTTTGAATAGCGGGGCGATATGCTTCATTTAGTTTTACTTTTGTCATCAACAAATTCTAATTGCCATAATTTTATTTGTTCTCCTTTCGTAGTCAAATCAGCATTAACCGATGTTGGTATCAATTTGGCTGCTAACTTGTAAAACTCGGTTGTGTTTTCTTTGGCCCAATTTGCAAGGTTTGCATCTGAATCGTCTTGCAGTTGGTTAAACGCAACTTCAAACGCTTCTTTAACCGATTTGGTCAGTTTGTTTGTTGCTCCCTTTGGTTTGCCTTTATTGCCTTTAGTAAAGCCCATTTGTGTGTATTTTCGTGTAATTTACACGCTTTCATACCACAAAGATAAGTATTATTTTAATAAGTTAAGTATTAGCATCTGAAACTCCTCAAGTGACCGAATGATGTGATACTGGAAGCCTTGACTTATAGCTAATGCTGCCCACTCTTTTTGACCAACTGACTGCGACCCATCTGATGTTTTAAACTCAATCATAAAAGCATTGCTTTGGTAGTAAAGCACCATATCACTTCGACCTGCTATTAAACCTTTAGCTTTGTTTCTTGCACCATCAATCTTGTTCTTAGAATTGTTAAGGTTATAACACAATAAGCCACGCAAATGTGGGTAGGTGTTATGAAACCAAACGTAACAATCTTGGTGTAGTTTATCTTCTGAGTACATTAAATCTATCTTTATTAAAGTGAATCCAACCTTTTTTATATCCCATCATTGTAATAAACTCAATTGCATCATCGTAATCAGTTAGTGAGTGTAATATAAACGCGGGCTTAACTAATTTAGCTTTGCACATTGCTACCCTCTCAATGTTGTTTCTAATCAATGCTAATTTATTAAGTTTAGGCTTTGGCAAAAGTATTAATTCTGCCATTTCGTTTTCTGTTTTTGTTTTAGGAATGTAAACATAGCCGCAAAATTTACTCT